AGCGGGTTGGTGCCGTCGAGCTTGGTGTTGGGGCGTACTACTGAGAAAACGTCTAAACTCAAGGGTATTACTCCTGTAGATATTTGATAGCAGTGGCGAGGTAGTCAGGGTTATCCCTGAACAGCCCTAGCCCTTGGTTACAGCGGTGGCAGAGAATCCCACGTATCCTCTTAGTAGTGTGGCAGTGGTCTACCACGTGGCCCCGCTTGCAATTACGCACACCGTTCTCCTTCAGGAGTTCGATGTTGCATATCTTACAACGGTGCCCTTGAGCCTCAAGCATTGCCACTACACCATCTGGAGTAATGCCATAGTTATGCTTGAGATTTTGCTTGCGCCTAATCGCCTTAGCCTTCTCAGGGTCTTCGGCTGCTAGCCTAGCCCTGTATCTGCGGACAGCCTCTCGTGCTTTGGCCCGCCGCTGCTCAAGCAGCTCCGGGTCGGCCTTGATCCGCTCGTATCTGGCGGCGTCTGCGCGCTTCTTGGCCTCGCCGGTCAGGGACATATGTAAAGCTCCTAGCTAGGAAATGTTTTGGTATTCCAGATAAAGGGGCAATTAACTCAGCGCTGGAGACGCGCGGCCAATGCTCGATATTCCGGACTTTGTACATAGGCGTCGCCCATGCGCTTGTGCAGCTTGCCAGCCTCTGCCGCGAACTCGGCTCGGGTCAGCGATCCACCAGACACACCGGGGTTGCCCGGTACGGCTTCAGGCTTGACGGCCTGTCGCTGCGGCGGCACATCCACATCGCTGTTGTTGCGGTAAGCGGTGGTGATGTACAGTGCAGCGATCTTGGCGGTGAACGGGTCAGCCATAAGCTCGTTGATCTTAGCGATCTCCTGCTCATCACCATGCTCGCGGGCAAACTCTACTGCCGCTTCCCAGTCTACGCCATTCTGTTCAGCTACCTCAAGGACATTGGCTCGAATAGTCTCGATCTTCTCCCCTTCTTTAGCGACGAGTTCCTTGTAGGCTTCCTCGCCAAGCGCAACCGCCTGCTCCCAGCCTGCTACTCCCTTCTCAGCGAGAGCAGCCTTGAGCAGACCGAAGTTACCTTCACTCGCTGCGATGATGGCTGGGTGGTCAGCGTCGAAACCAGCACGAGCAACGAAGTTCAGCGCGTAGTCCATGCGAGCATCACCTGTTTCCTCGAAGGCGATCTCAGCGTCGTCAGTCTTGGGTTCGACTGCCGGTGGCTCAGCTGCTGCTGGTTTGATTACAGGCTCTGCCGGTACAGCTGCTGGTGCGGCTGGGGCTGTTGCTTGTACGTCTGTGGCTTCTTGACTCATTGGGTAGCTCCTTGGCTAACGTTGTTTGCGGCTGCGCCAATCGCAGCTGTCTCGGCCTGCTCGTTCATGCGGGCCTGTTGCAGGTTGGCTTGTGCCTGCTCGATCTCCTCCTTCGACGCCACGTACTTACCACGCTCAACACCGGCACCAGCAGCCATGTCGCTGATGATGTTCGTCTCGCGCAGCTTCATGCGTGTCTCAGGAGCGATGTTGTCGAGCAGCGCTACGTCTTGCAGGAAGATCAGCATCCGCTCGCGGTCGGCGTTACGGCTCAGCGCGTCGAGGCCAGTGATGACTCGCGGCTTGACCTTAGTGCCCTTCACGTCCACGCCTGCTTGCTTCAGTAGCCACCACGCCAGCGGCTGCTGGATATCCAGTGCCAGTCGTGAGTACGTGCCACCGAGGCTGGACTCCAGCTCGATTGCCTGTAGCCTGATCTCCTCAGCGGTTACCCGCTCAGCGTCTCGGGTCACAGCGTTGTTCAGCAGGAAGCCCTGACCGATGCGGCGCTGCACATCCTGCCCGATGCTACTGACGGTGGATAGCTGCTGGCCAATGTTGGCGTACAGCAACTGCATGTCGTCCTTGCTGCCGGGCACCACGCCACCGTTCGGGGCATTGGTCACGTCTTCGGGCCGGGTGATACCAGCGGGGTTGGCCATCCAGCGGAACACGGTTGCCAGTGCGGCTCCGTCATTCATCGCTTCGGACAAGCCCTCGAAGGTAGCGAGGTCGTTGGCGTAGTCCTCACACCGGCCCACACCGTAGTGCTGGCGGGATGGGAGCTGCCAAGTCAGCACGCGGTACGGCAGGGACTCCGGATTCCAGCTACCTGCAAAGGATGCTGGCAGCTTGGTATCGTCAACCCATACCGACGACACGTACTTCTTGCCCATCAGCTTGACCCAAGTGTATAGGCTGACCTCTTGGTCCTCACGGATGTTCGGGTAGACCTTGCGGTATACCGCTTGGGCGTCATCGTCCAGTTCCTCGAACAGGTACTTCTCGCGGATGATGATGCACACTACCTTGCCACGGGCATTGCGACGTACCACATAGTCCCGAATCCCGACGATGTTGATCTCGTCGCCACTCAGGTCCATCAGCACGTTGCCTACCACGACGAGGTGAGCTAGCCCGGTGAACAACTGGCTGCGCTGCCCGGCCTGCTCCAGCGCCTGCATCGCGTCCTGTTCACCAACGGCGAGGGAGTCAGTGATTACGTCCTCCTCTACGCCCAGCTCCTCCATGATCTTGACTTTCTCGGTGCGCTCAATGTCCAGCCGCATGAACGGACGGGATGGAGCGAACAGCGCCAGCATGATCTTGTTGACGAGGTGAGTGGCCACCTGACTGCCAAGGCTGGAGTGCCCGTTAGTCAGCTGGTTCTGCTGTGTATCGTAGTGAGTGGGCGGTAGTACCCACGGGATAGTCAGCTGTGACAGGCGCTCAAGTCGGGACAACATCCCAGCTCGTAGCCCATCCAGCCTCGCCCATTCACCAGGGGCTGTCTTAAGTTCCATTCGGTTCTCCCTTCAGAGTACTCACAAGCGGATGCTCGTACCGCCTCCGCCAGTGCCACCTACCTGCGGAGTCTGGAACTTCTTGCGGCGGGTAACGGCATCAGTGGCTACAGGGGCCACATCGGTAGCAGCACCGCCGGTGTCGTCAGGCGTTGAGTTCTGCTGCTGGCTCTGCTCAGCGAGGATACGCTGGCGATCCGTATCGGATTGAATCTGCATGGCAGAGGCGCGGGCTTGCTCGATGGTGTTGGCCTGCTGTTGCTTAGCCTGCGTCTCTGCGATCTGCGCCATACGCTCGGCCTGCTTCTGCTGCTCGTCGCGGGCAGTTAAGCCGAGGATATCCATACTCCCACCAAGGGTGGACTTGTATACACTCTTGGCTACCTTCGTGACTGACTTGACTGCTTTCTTGGCTGCTTTGCTCATGGTGTCTCCAGTGTAAGTTCAATTGTGCTGACCGTTAGTCCGAGGTTCTGGTAGAGCTTGCTCAATCCTCGGTGCTTGCCATCCGGTGCAGCTCGTGTCCCTACCAGAATGCGGCTAGCCTCAGCGACCTTGGCCACAGCCTTGAGGATCGCAACGGCCTCAGCTGTACTGAAGCCAACGATGAATTCCTCGCTAACTACCTCCTCGGTTAAGAACCACGGTCTGACCACATTGAAGCCGAGCCAGCGACTACCGTCAGTAACCAGCTCTATCTCGTCCACAGCGTACTCCGCTGCATCTTCCCCGGCGATGATCCCATTCCAGCCCTGCACAGCGTACTGGTCATGGAGTGCATTCATTACCGGAGTGAGCTTCTCAATCAGAATGTTTCGGTCCTCCAGATAAAGGGTCAATTGATGACCGTCCCAATGCAGGCATTCCACGATCTTACTCACGGACAAGCTCCCGTTCTATCAGGTCGAAGACGTGCTGTTGACCTACCAGCGCTGCTGCTTGCAGTTCTGTGGTCTGTCCATTCACCACCATAGGATAAGCCAGCTTGCGTACCCTGTTAAACTCTCCTCTGTCCAGACGGATAACAGGTACAGACTTCCTGTGTTCCTTCTCTGCTATCTTAGAGTAGAGCTTATCAATAGTACTATCCTTATGCTCTATCTCCTTCTTAAGAATCTTATAAGCAATCTTCTTAAGTAAGTTATTAATGTAATACATAATGAATAATCTCCTGTATTCCAGATAAAGGGTCAATTAGATAAAGAAGTACTCTGAATCCTTAACCCTAGTGATATCGAGTGATCCTGACTCTGGTAACTCAGAGAGTATACCGTGCCGATCCTTGAACTCCCGTAGAGGATCATAGCCTTGATACATGGCTACAAACGTGGACCGAATCAGTTCATGTAGCTTCGGGATATCAGGAGCAAGAGCACCATAGTCATCATGGATAAAGGCCAGATGGCCAATACCAGCAGCGTCTGCCGCGTTGATAAGGTGGTGCATATGCGCTGCATCACAGCTATGCACAAAGTTAGGAGCAATGCCGTTACGCTGCTGCCTCTTGTCCACATCACCAGACCAGCTGGCTACTGTCGGGCGTATCCGGAGACCACCTATCAAGCGTGTCTCGATCTTGACCACCTCCATCTTGCGGTATAGCTGGCGTACCAGCAGCCCGCTCGGGGAGCGCCACTGAATCTCGGTGATACCTGCGTCCACCAGTTCATCACTGGCGTCCTGCAACCACTCCATTGCCTCCCGCGCTTTGACTACCACGTTGCCGATTGCCTTCCACACCCTGAAGCTGAGCCAGTTGGCGGCTCTGGCGTACTCATCCTTGGCGAACTCTGGTGCTAGCCCGGCGTCGAGGTACTCCTTCTTGATGAAGTCAGAGCAGCTGAAGCGGGTCGAGCCATATGGCAGTGTCATAACGCTACGCTTAACCAGACCGCGAGTCAGCTTGTGGGCACGCCACCGCTTAGCGATACCGAACTCATCGTCATCGTCATCCTCTGCTACGATCCGCGCTGTCTCCTCGGCCACCAGCCGGTAGATATCCTGCTGATACGGGCCGGGTACTAGGTTGGTGGCCAGTCCTCCCACCTCATCCCGCAGCATGGCGCTGAAGTGCTGGAGTCCGTTGCAGCTTCCGTCCTGTCCGAGCGGCAGCCGAGTCTCGAACTTGTCTCCGAGTAGCTGCCAGTCGCGGTACTCGAAGCACCACGCTAGGAACTGGAAGGGACAGTCCGCCTCTGCCCACTGTCGGTGGCTGATCGGGTCGTCGGCACAAGCAAGGATCATGTCGTGCCGCTCCTTGACCCATTCCACCCGCTCGGTCAGCGGTGCCTTGTCGAACCCGAAGCGGTTTGCACCTGCGACTGTGAACCAGAACTGCGCGAGAGGATCGTCCATGCGAGCAGGGCACGCTGCCATGAGCAGAGCTTTCTGGAGGTCGGAGCCTTGCGGGCTGACTCCTCGTGTGTTGGCATAGAATCGCCCTCGGTAATCCATCTGGTAAACGAAATAGATCGTCTGGTCGCGGAACTTGCGAGCGACCCGGAGAGCCTCGTAGTAGCGTCCCCAGCGCACACCCTGTACCCTACGCTGGGTGTGCCACTCTCGGACCTCTGTTCGCCACCGTGCGAAGTCTGAGAGCTGCTCGGGTGTCATGTCCTCCTTGGTCATGTCCTCACTCAGCCACTCTGGCTTGTCGGGCTTCGGGTACTCGGCCTGTGATAGCACCTCGCCCACGTCAAAGTGCTGACTCACCTCGGTCACGGCGTCAAGAATCCGCTCGTTGATCCGCCATGCGTCTCGCTGCAATCGGTTGAGCGCGGCGAGGATGTTGGGAGGCACGTCAGTTTCTTCGACGTGAGGGCGTCCACGGACGCAGCAGGGAGCCGTTCGCTGCATCCCGGTAGTATGGTAGCCCCCTTCGTTTGCGTTCACCCACGGGCGCGGTGGAGCCACACAGGGCAGGGTGTGCGGGCTGGCCCCGGCGAGGAAGTCGCTGATCTGATCCACGATCCCGGCTACCTCAGGGTGCAGGAGTACGAGTAACCGCTTCTTCCTGCGCTCCCATTCTTGGTCGATGGAGATAAGCCCAAGCTCTCGGGCTATGCCGAGCAGCACTGTGCCTATGCCCACGCAGTCAGCATTGGACCACTCGGGTAGAGCGATGCCGTTCTTGCTGGCCTGCAACTTGAATACGGTAATGCGGTGACGCTCCGACTTGGACATACGTCGCTCGAAGTCATGCACCAGCGTGTAGTACAACTCAGGATTGATTGACTCGAAGCGGGCCAGCAGCGCCTCACCGTACACCGTCTTCCCGACTGCCATAGCCAATGAGGTGAAGGTGATACGTTCGCTGCCAGACACCGCACCGAGGCAATGCCGAACCGTGATGAAGGCGAGGACCAGCGGATCATGCTCACGCAGCATACCCTTCGAGTGAGCCTGAACTCCACGCTTCACTTCGGCTAGGTGGCTGGTGATGATCTCAGCCATAGGCAGGATGTAGCGACGGTAGACCGCAGCTGCATACGGGTTGTTGTAAGCCTGCCCCGAGTCCTCATTACGGCGAAGGTGGCCGATCACAGAGGACCGCCCACCGTCAATCATTTCCCGCTCTAGGGCTATCTGGTCCATCATTACCTCTTAGTCAGATTCGGTCTTGTCGTGTCGAACACGGATGAAGCGCGGCTCTCTCAGCTTGCCGTGCGTACTGCCAGCCAAGGCGTGTACCTCTACGATCTTATCCACCAGCAGGTGCTTGTTCTGCCAGTAGTGCTGGCGCTCCTCGTCGGTCAACTTGCCACCACCGACTGTTATGACTTGTCCATTGTACTCTACCTGCAATGCACCGATCATACCGGCGAACTTGCCCTTACCTTGCACCGTGCCTACGCACTTCAGGTCCAGACTAAGGTGGTCCTTGACCTTGATCTGCTCACCGCCCTTGCCAGCACCGGCGATCCACAGGCCGTCCTTGCGCTTAGCAACGTAGCCGTCCAGCTCATAGGTCTGGGTCTTGCGCACAGACTGGACGAGTGACTCGGTAGCCTCGATGCGGGACGGGCTGAAGGTGTGCGGGTAGCGGCAAGCGGCTGGCTTGTACAGGTCAAGCTGTGAGGTCAGCCAGTTGTAGCGCGACTCGTAGGGCACAACGCACTCGCCAGTGATGAAGTCGCTGAGCGGTACGCTGTCGAAGATCACGAACTGTAGCCACGGAGCAGGCTCGCCACGGCGGAAGGCACCGTTGATCTCGGAATGAATGTGGTCGAAGCTGTAAGCCTCACCGAAGTAGACCACGTGTTTGTGCGGTAGCGTCTCAAGTCCACGCAGGATGTGGTCGCAGGACGTTACCGTCTCGCCTGTGCGGCTGAACGCATAGCCCTGCCCATCGCTTACGACCACGATCATGTTGCAGCCGTCATACTTCAGCTGCCACATGTATTCCTTCGGGTCGTGAATGTCTCGCACTCGGGCTTTGGCCCCGAGGTTACGCGGCTCGACTGGCTTGTGTACCAGATGCGTCCGCTTCGGTAGATCAAAACTCATAGCCAGCCACCCGTGCGTCAGCGTAAAGATCAGCGAGCTGCTGGAGTCCCAGCTGCCCGCCGTTGAAGTAAGCGTCGGCGCTCTCAAGGACCGCCGCTACTTCGTCGATGTTTTGTGTGTCGATAGCAGCCGATAGGCTGTCGCTCAGGCCACGGTAGCATGAGTCCTTGATTGCGCTTTCCATTACTCTACCTCTTTACTTAGGATGAACAGCACACAGCACGCAGCGTGTGCCATATGCGGGAGGCCAGACTCAGGGTCCAGCTTCTCACCACCGATGCGGGCGGTGAGGTGTCGGTACAGGGCGGCAAGGTAGCGGCGGCGGAACGGCTTAACGTCTCGCCAGCTGCCCTCCTTGTAGCCCTTGACCTCGACAGCAAAGGTCAGCACCTCTGCTATCTTGGTCAGCGCGGGTGCCATGTCCACCATGAGTAGGTCCATGCGAACCTTACCGGCGTCCCGCTTTACTTCCGTTTGGTCAATTGCTGAACTGGGCACGGCGTACCTCGATATCGTTACGGGTGTACCGGCCACGTGACCAGCCACCGCAATCACCACAGTGCATAGCCTCGTACTTACCCGTCTGAGTGTACGTCCAGCCGTCCTGCTGGATGTTGTTGCTTGCACACTTGGGACAGGCCGGGACCATGCTGTCGTTGTAGATCGCCACGTTAGGGTGGCCCACGTACCACGGTCGCATGATGAGGTACAGCTCCTCCATCGACAGCACATCGTCGATGTTGTACAGCCGCATCTCCTCCCATGCTTCATGGTTGCCAGCGAGGCACTGGTTCCACAGCTCCATGCCGGGGAACTTCTCGTGGTCACGCTTCTTGATGGTACACAGCGTCTTCGTCATGTACTCCAGCTTCTTGCTGGTGAACCCGAACTGCTGCTTAGCCATCAGCATCGTGTCGATTACCTTGAACGGGCGCATCGGCTTGTAGCCGTGTTGCAGGAACCGCGCCTGAATCTTCGGTACGTCGAACCGCTTGCCGTTCTGTGCGATCACAATGTCCGCTTCATCGAGCAGCTGCCACAGTGCAGCAACCAGCTCGCTGTCATCGGCCACGTTCGGTGCATCGCGCAGGTCTTGGTAGATCACCTCGTCACTGTGCAGCCACTTGGCACAGAAGCTCAGGATGTTCCAGTCCTTAACGATCTGGTTCA